CAGGAGAATGATGCCAGTAAGAGGGCACTTCTTCTTGTCCTATCTTCTCTGAACTCTAACCTCATGGCAAACACGGCTGCAACAGAATCCATCAGGAAGGATCTTACTGCTCACCTTAGCTCCTATCAGGTGCATATGGAAGTTACTACTGAGTACATAAACAAAGGCAAAGGTGCATGGAAAGTCTTTGCTTGGGTACTTGGGCTAGCTCAGACTGTGTTGATACTGACAGTAGGTGTGGTGCACACTGAGATGAAAGCTTTTTCTTCTTCTATTGCATCATTGCAGGCTGTTGCTGCTTCTAATGATCGTAGGATAGCAGAGATAGAAAGGAAAAAAGAATGAGTGCTTATACCCCGGGATTTGTGGCTCCAGTAGATACCCAGGAAACCAGTGGGCAGGCATCTTCTATACTGGTTAATATCTCTCCCTCCAGACTTCCTGTATATGAGCCAATGGCAGCGGCTAGTGAGTTGGTACTGGCAGGAGATGATGAGATAGTAATGGGCATAGCAGGCTACATTGATCTATCTGTATCTGTGCAGCAGGCAGTTGTCTCAACAGGGACTGTAGTAGCGGATGGAACTCAAATAGATAGTGACGGTGAGATAATTCCAGAAGGGGAAGTAATACCGATAGGTACTCCTATAGTACCTGCCCTCTATACCCGTCAGCTCATAGCAGAGGCTGGCCCTTATGCTTTAGTTAGGACAATGGGCACCCCACTTGACTTTAAGAGCAAGTTATGGGGTCTTAATGCCTCCCATCAAATATATGACAGTGCTGATAATGGAGTTAACTTCACACTAAGGGCTCCTAGGACTGTACCTCTTGGTTTTACCAATGGTCATACTGCTATGAATCCTGCAGATGGCAGTTATGTGCATATTGATATAGCAGCTAAGAAGCGAAGTCCTACTCCTATTATGCAGCTTACTATAGGTAAAGTGGGGCAGAATCCAGTACTAGGAGCTAAGAAATGGGAGCGCCCTTATCTTCCTATCCGTGTTGAGTTTGATGGTACTAAGTTTGTTATTTTCACAGAGAGTAATAGGGTATATCACTCCACTGATAGGGTAAACTGGACTCATGCTGGTACGATAGGAGACCCAGTTATTCAGTTCTATACTGATATGAATTCTGCTGGCTTTACTGGGGGTACTGCATCCATCTTAGGTGAAGTATATCCTAAGTTCTTTTGGCTGCCTATGGCACAGATTTGGGTTCTTCTCTGGTCTAATATCTATGGATGGTATACAACAGACACTAATGCAGTATCAGGATGGCAACGTTGGGCTCCCACCTGGGATGAAATAGTTCCTGGCTCAGTAGGAGTCACATATACAGCAAGATTCTTTCAAAATGAATCTGGAGGAGATGAACGTAATAAGATAGCTGGTCTGCTAGAAGTGAATGCTAACCTGATGTATGTATATGGCAGATTAGAATTCCCTAATCTTAATCCGGGACCATTTACTGGATACGGGAATTACGCATACGATGCCGTATTCAAATCAGTGGATAAAGGACTCACGTGGGATTTGGTAGCTAATAATAGCACTCCGGCAGATTTGGTATCTTACTATAGGAGAACAGCCGGGCTAGTGGAATCCTCTCCTGGCGTGTACTCTATAGTACAGAATGCTGCTAATAACTTGAGATTCTTCCCTAGCCCTAACGTGTATGTTAGATATATGCCAGCAGGAGTTCCTAACATATCTGACTATAAATACACAAGAATCATAGGGGATGGCTCATTGCTATCTGGGGGCTACCCTGATACAGTAGATTGTCTTGGGTTTGACTAATAAAGGAATAGCAATGACTACACCATACAAAACAGCCCACTACTTTACTTACTGGCGCTTTCCTACGGCTGCTCCAAGGATTGCTTATATCCCACTCCCTAAAGAGTATGGGAAAGTAGCCTGGCAGGAAAGTGATAACTCCTTCTGGGTAGCAACTCCAGTTGGATGGCATCTTCTTTCTGATACATTGCATGATCCTTACATTCCCACTAGCAGCTACGCTGGAGAAGTCATCCCCGCAGGAAAGCAGAGACTGGTGTATGGGGACTTTGAAATAGTCGGAGATCTTGAACTTATTGGAGATTTAGTTATATTATGAGCACATTAACACTCACTGAGCAGGCAGCTCCTTCTACCCCCTCGGCCGGCAAGGCTGTTATCTATCTCAAAGCGGATGGCTTCTTCTATTCCAAGGATGATGCAGGAGTGGAGACTCTTATAAATGACGCGGTTCTTACCTCTGCTGTTGTTACTGCCTTGGCCTTGAAATTAAATGCAACAGAGAAAGGAGCAGCCAATGGAGTTGCTACCCTTGGTGCAGATAGTAAGATCCCAGCCGCCCAGCTTCCCTTACTTACTATTACTAATACTTTCCCAGTAGCTACTGAGGTTGCGCAGCTAGCACTTACTGCGGAAGTAGGGGATATAGCAGTAAGAACTGACCTGAATAAGAGTTATATTCTTGCTGCTGATCCTGCATCTGTACTAGGTAACTGGCAAGAGCTTCTTACTCCTACTGATACTGTTACTTCTGTAGCAGGTAAGGCAGGAGTTGTTACCTTGGATAAGACAGATGTTGGATTAGGGAATGTGGATAATACCTCAGATGCAACTAAAGATGCAGCAGTAGCTACTCTTGCTAATAAGACTCTGACTACCCCTCTCATTGGTCAGTATACAACAGCAGGTGCTCCAGCTTATGCAATGGGAGCACTCTACTATGATACTACCTTAAATAAACTCAGGGTAGGCGGTGCCACTACCTGGGAAACTGTTACTTCTTCGTAAAGAAAGATTAAAATGCTTCATCAAGTTATTCCACTCGGTGAGATACATGCTATCCATAACTGGGAAGTAGNNAATGCTGCTGCCCTAGCTGCNCTNGTTCCTATTGAGAGTGATAGGGGGAAGTTAGCGTGGCAATTAGATACTAATGANTTCTTCTTCCTTGTCTCTGAAGTAGGTCCAGTATGGGCTGGTGCTATTGGCATACAAGGAATACAGGGTATCCAGGGGGAGCAAGGTATCCAAGGCATACAAGGAGATCCTGGTACCAATGCTCCTAAGATTCTTCCCGTAGCTTGCTCTGATGAAGCAACAGCTATTACAGCAGGAATTGCTAAAGTTACATTTAGAATGCCGTATACAATGACTCTTTCTGAGGTAAGAGCCTCTCTCACAACTGCTCAGGTAGGAGGTACAGTTGTTACTGTAGACATCAACGAGGCTGGGGTTTCTATCCTTTCCACTAAGCTGACAATAGATAATGCAGAGAAGACCTCCACTACTGCCGCTGTTCCTGTTGTAATGTCTGATGTAAACTTGGCTGACGATGCAGAGATCACAATTGACATTGATCTTGTAGGTGATGGCACAGCTAAGGGTCTTAAAGTTTATCTGATTGGTACGTAGGAAGGAAAGAACATGAATCTCAGAAGTAAACAGAGAGGATTTCTTCTCAATCACTATAGAATGCGCCCCGCACCTGACCCCCATTGGGCTAATGTTACTCTCTTAATACAGGGAATTGGAATTGATGGTGGGACTACTGTAGTGGATAGTGGCCCACTCGCTACTCCTTTAGTTCAAGTAGGTGCTCCAGTAACTAGCACAGCACAGGCTAAATTTGGTACTTCCTCTCTTAAAGTAGGGAGTGGTCTTAATTACCTATATGCTTCTAATACTGGAAGTAGGTTTGATCTTCCAGGAGATTTTACTTGGGAAGCATGGGCTTATCTTACTTCCAGTCCTGGGGAATCTGGGATTTTAACCCTGTATGATTATGCTACTCCTCATAATAGTTTTGTTCGGCAGTCATTTAGAATTGATTCTTATGAGCGCATTGTATGCAATGGTGCAATTTATACACCCGGCAATGACGAGATAGGGCAACATACGCTCAATGTATGGCACCATATGGCTTTTTCTAGGCAGTCTGGAACGGTGAGGGTATTCCGTGATGGAGTGCTACGTGGATCTAATACTTCGGCGGCTATCCCGCCTGGAGTGCTAACTTTGGGCATCGGAGCTTACGGTGAGACTGCTAATAACCAGTGGCAGGGCTATCTGGATGAGATAAGAATCACAAAAGGGATAGCTCGCTACACTGCTGATTTCGCTGTGCCTACTGCACGTTTCCCTACTTACTGATTTTAGAACTAAGAAAGAAACTATGAACTACCAAGCAACAATTGCCCAGATTATCTTCAAAGAAAAGGGTTACGTCAATACCCCAGCAGATAGAGGAGGTCCTACTAACTTTGGTATCACTGAGAAAGTAGCAAGACTCAATGGCTACCTAGGAGATATGAAGGATATGCCAAGGGAGATTGCTGAGAAGATTTATAAGATGAGATATATAGTAAGTCCTGGATTTGATAGAATTGCCACCATCAGCGAGAAGATAGCAGAAGAAGTCATTGATACTGGAGTGAACATGGGGCCGGTCACTGCTGCTACTATCTTTCAAAGACTCCTGAATGCCTTCAATGCACAAGGTTCAAGGTACGCTGACCTCTTTGTAGATGGGAATATTGGGCCAGCCTCTATTTCGGCACTTGTATCTTTTCTAAAGTGGCGAGGAGCAGAAGGAGAAGCTGTTATGCTTAAAGCCCTCAATCATATTCAAGGTTCCCGTTATTTGGATATTGTAGAAGCCAATAAGAGCCAGGAAGACTTTTTCTATGGCTGGATCAAAAACCGTACCTAACTTCGTAGAAGTTATCATTTAAAGGAAAACATCATGGATCCATTTTCAATTGCTCTTGGCCTAGCCCAATTTGCTCCTTCTATCATGCGCTTCTTCGGGGCAGGTGAGAAATCTACTGCTGTGGTGGAGAAGGTAGTAGGCATTGCTCAGAATGTTACTGGTGCCTCTTCTCCTGCTGAAGCTCTTGAGCTGCTTAAGCTAAATGCAGCAAAGCAATTAGAGTTTCAGATGGCTATATTGACTGCTGATAACGAAATGGAGAAGCTTTATCTAGCAGACACCCAGAGTGCCAGAAGCCGTGATGTAGAGATAATAAAAGCTGCTGGGCATAACTATCGAGCAGATAGTATGTATGTTTTGGCAGTCCTCCTTATTGCTGCTTTGGTTTATGTCGTCCTGCAATCAGAGCTTGGTGAGTATGCTAAGGGTATAATCACATTAGTCCTTGGTCGCTTCCTTGGCTATCTTGATAATATCTATAACTTCGAATTCGGTACTACGAGAAGCAGCAAGACTAAGGATACTACCATTGAGACTTTAAGTAAGAAAGGGGAATAGCATGGCAACAGCAGATATCAGAGATCAACTTTATCCATTCTCTACAGAAGATAACAAGTCTATTCCTCTTGATATCATCAGACCTCTGTCTCTGATACAACAGGCCCTTGCTTCTGCAGTGCTTTCAACTATTGTTATCCCTGCTACTTGGAAGCTAGCCTCCTTCTTCTGCCCTGTAGGTTGCTATATCCAGTTCTTTGATGAGACACTTGTTACCCCTATTGTGGATGGTACTGAGTATACTGACACTCTGTTTGTACCTCCGAGCTGTGTTGTTACATCTACTGTGATAGCAGGAAATGCGAAAATTCTTATGTTAGGGACAGGTACCAGCTACTTGGTGGTGCAGAATATCCAGAAGTGGGCCGGGCTATCTCTCAATAGAAAACTAACAACTATCTAAGGAATAACAATGGCACAAATCCCCAAGTTTATTGATGTTACTCGTACGTTCGTACCTGTAGATCCTAATGCATACCCTGAGACTTTGCACACTTCAGGGAGGGAAGAATCCCCTGAGGATAAGATTCCTGTTATGGCATATAAGGGCTATAACTTTCTTCCTACTCCCTATGGGTATAAGAGCTATTTTGGCGTAAATCAAGCAATTGATATAGATGCAATAGGTGCCAGGGTTGATGCTATCTTTGTCTATCAGAATGCTGCTTATGAAAATATGCTCATTGCTCTTACGGATACTGGCATTTGGCTGAAGCTAGGTTCTGAGGTAGGGGCTTGGACACAGGAAGTAGCCATTGAGGCTGATATTGATCCAACTGTCCACTATGAGTGGACTTTCGTCGTTATTGGTGAGATCCTCTATGCCTACATGCAGGGTAAAGCTCAGTACTATACCTTTACACATTCCTCTACAGATGTAGTAGTGGTAGCTGCTGTTGTCCCTAACTTCCTGAACATGGCGGCCCAAGTTGGTATATTCCGTGCAGCAGGCCGTCTGGCTTTCTGGGATACTGATAACAGCATTGCCTATGCTAACATTGATGATTTTGCTGATTTCACTCCTTCTATTGAAACCCTAGCAGGCAACGTGAAGTTTAGTGATGTACAAGGACGCATAGTAACAATCCTGCCGCATGGTCCTGGTTTCATTGTCTATTCCACCAAGAGCATCATCTACATTGCGGAGGATCTTGCTAATACTTTCCAATGGAATCCTTCCACTATTCTATCCTCTACAGGTGTTGCTTATCCTAGGAATGTTGCAGTAGGATCTCCTGACACGACGCATTTTGCCTACACTAATGCTGGATTGAAAAGAATCTCCAAGGCGCAGGAAGAGACAATTGTCCCAGAAGTTACTGACTATTTAAAAGTATAGCCAGTTTCCTATCTATCTTAGAGTCCTCGTCAACGATCGTTTCCTATTCCTGGAACTCATGGATCCATCTTATGTGACAGGCACTGTGCAAAGAAGTGATGCAGTTGTTCCAGCTGTGGATTATACCTTCCCTGGTTCCTCCTATACTCTTGATAGTTATGAGATTCCTGATGAGCCCAATGCTGAATGCTATGTGTGGGATGGGATTAATAATGGGCTCTTCGCTGATATGGCTCCTGCTACTCCTGAAGATGCTCATCCTACCTCTCCTAACATGAGGCCAGTATGGACATGCTACCTTTCAAGGAATGGGGCACCTGATGCAGGATCTATTACTTGGGATGCAGGCCCTTGCCCTACAGTAGGGCCAGATGGGGTAGAGGCTAATATGCATCCCTCAGGTAAAACTACTGCACAACTTACTACTGACTCTACGAATAAGGTAGCTGTAACAGGGGCAGCGGCTTATGTAGATGGTATCTGGACAATGGAAAGGTTCATGCAGACGCAGGAAGCTATTTGGAAAGCAGAAGATGATGCAAGAGAAGCATACCTTACGGAGATCACAAACAGAGCCTCTGTTAAAACTGCGACAACGCAGGGTGTAGCTGATAATACTTCTCCAGTAACAAAGGCAGAATGCACTCAGGGCCAGTATCCTGGCAGATTCTCTGGAGCACAGTTTGGTTACTCTACTTGTTCCTTCTGGCTTACCCGCTTCTGCCTGGAAGCTATTGATCTGGTTAGGGTGAAGGCGAATAATGTAGTTGGAGTTGACAACACAGTAGAAGGAGGAGCTACACTGCTTGGGTGGTCTAATTCATATACAGGCCCCTACTACGCTACTGCCTACATAGCCCATAATACTATCAATGCTTTTTACCCTGATATCACAAGTGAAGGTATATATCTTTCAGATTCCTTGGCTACGGCGTACCTCTTGCCTAGTGATGCTCAGATTCTTAACGGGGGCGAGCATATTATATGGGCTAACTCAGGATATGGGCAGAATGGCAATTTCCATTATTATGAGTTTTGGACAACACAACCAGGCTTCCGCCTAGACACATCTAGGTCTACCATTAAGCCTGGCTTCATTATTCATAAGAATGGCCGCTGGGATAACACAGCTACAATGTATGCCTACAACAAAGGAGTAGATGTAGATATCACTCCTATTCCTGAATCTCCTTACTGCGAGATTACTGGATGGACATATACAAAGAATGACAATACAGAAGGAACTATAGCTCAAGCTGCTTGCGGTGCTGCGCCTAGTAATCCAGCTGGAGCCCCTACTAGAACCACTCCTCTAGGAAGTGGGAACTCTCCAGGAATCAGTGAGAAAGATGGTAGCTACTGTGGGCAGCCTTTTGAAGGGGCCTCGTGTAGATGCAGAGACTGTTACTTGGCCGACAGAAGTTGTAACAATCCCGGCTAGTACTTTCTTCCTTCGTAGTGGCTCAGCTGCTCCTGTATATCCTACTATTGAAGGCGCACTAGTGTATGACTTACAGCTGAAGAAGTGGGGGAAGATGAGGCAACGCTACAAGCATTTGCTCGATTACTCCCCTATCAATTCAACCTCTAGTGGGATTGTAGACTTCGCTGCTTTTGGTATACTTGGAGGTATTCTAACCTCGGCAGGAAAGATTAAACTCTTCGATAGATATCCTACTGACAGCTACATCTCTTATGGTAAAGTAGGATATTATAGAGATGGGAATACTTCCCCAGAAGAAGTAAGAGTGGACTTCAGGGAACTTTGCACTGGGTATGTTAAAGTAGAGACTTCTCTAGATGGGCACTTCCTGGCTAATGAGCTCACTAAGAAGGTGAAATATACTGCGGCATCCTCAGTTACTCTGTATGGCGCTTACCCAGGACGCTGGTGCAACATAGAAATTGGCGGTATTTTTGATATCAACTACCTCGAATATCGAGGCTTTAAACAAGGAAGAAGGTAATATTATGGCAACATCACGCTACGCTACAGATACCGGTTCAAATAGCAATCCCACAGCTACTTCTACCAGCTCGGGGGCTACTTCATCTGATTCCTCCACTACCTCTTCTACTACAAGTAAGAGCGGAACAAGTGCGCAGAATCAGACTAATATGACTAACCAGAGTTTAGGAGCTTTGGAAGCTCTTATCCAGCAGCTCATGG